TAGACCGTGAACAGCTTGCTGTTCAGGAAGTACATCGACATCTTGTTCGCGCCACCGCTGCCGGTGAAGCCCAGGTTGGGCTCGATGTACATGGCGGCGCCGTTGAACTCGAGGCCCAGGCGACCAGCCATGTTGCGCTGCTCGGTGGCGCTGACGTAGCGCTCCAGCTGCTGCAGCTCGTCCTTGTACAGACCGTAGGAGAGCGGGCTGGCGAGGATGATGTCGACATCACCCTCGGGCGCCGTCTGCTGGATGTCGATGAGCAGCTGCTGCATCTTCTTGAGGCCGTTGGCCGCGAAGCTGCCGTCCTGCACGTGGTTCTGCCAGGAAAGCGGGAACCCGCTCTTGGCGATGCCGCCCACGGTGTTGACCTGGCTGCCGAAGGCAACCTCTTCGAACCAGCCGGTCGCCGCGTCGAGACCGTTGAGGGTCTGCAGCTCGGTCAGGATGGTGGAGTTGCCGCGCACCAGCTGCTTCTCGACCTCGCGCTTGACCATGCCCATGGTCTGCTTGAGGCGCGCCTGGAGGATGGAGACCTTCGCCTGGTCGCCCTTGTTGCTCAGCTCTTCCTTCTTGGTCAGGACGATGGGCGCCACGAAGTCACACCAGTTGTAGGTGGCCGTGCGCATCGGGTCCTTGACCGCGAGGTTGATGGCCTCGTAGCCGGTGGAGAGCTGCGTGATGGTCGAGTGGTCCGTCAGGATGACGGGGTGGTCGACGTAGGCGCCGCCGTTGATCTTGGTGACGGCGCCACCCTTCTGCACGGCGTCGAGCAGCGGGATGATGCGGAAGGTGTTGTCGACTTCCTTGTCGCGCAGAATCTGCAGCGTCGACGCGAGAATGTCTTTCTGAATCGGCATGTTGCCCTCGAATGGGTTGACGGACAGTGGGGCGGCGTGTCCCGTACTTCATCGGGGGCCACCTCGTCGGCGTGTCCTGTCAGGGGCCGCGCGAGATGACCCTACCGTACTACACGCCCTTGGCCTTGGCAAGTTGCTGGTAGATGGTCCACGCGTCGGCTTTGGGGTCGATGTCCGGCACCACCCGCCCGTTGAGGCGAGGCCCCGTCGTCACGTTGAGCGCCGCCGCCTTGACCGCCCGCTGCTCCAACGCGGCACGGCGCGCCGCCTCGCCCTCAGCCGCCGCCGCCCGGCGCCCCCTCACTGCGTAGTACGCGTTCTCGAGCGTGAGGCGCGGGTCCGCCTTGAGCGCCGCTGCCACCTCGACGCGCAGCTCCTTGTTGCTGCTCAGGTCGGGATGCTGCGCCATGAACATGTCGTAGCGAGACTGAGCCTCAGCCCGGTTGTGCTGCTCACGCACCGGCGCCAGAACCTCAGCCAGTCGGCGCTTGACCTCGGCCTCGATGTGCGCCGTCAGGCTCTTCGGGTCGAAGGGGTCGACCTCGCCGCTGGGCGCAGGGGTGGCCAGCGCCTGCTCCAGCGCCGGGTTCGCCGCCAGCGCCTTCATCTGTGCGTCGAGCGCCTTGCGCTGCGCCGCCAGCTCCTGCGTCTTCTTGGTGTAGTCCTTGCGGAGCTGGGCCATCGCCCGCTGGACCTCGGGCGGCTGACCCTTGTACACGGAATCCCACGACTCCCCTTCCAGCAGCCCGGCCGCCTCTTCGGCCGCCTTCGCCTTCGCCGCCTCCTGCTCCTTCTTCTCTCGCGCCTGTTCAGCGCGGGTCACGATGGCGTCGATGTCCTTCTGCCACTGTGGCTGCTCGGCCGGCTTGTAGCCGGGGTCCTCGGGCGCGGGCGCCTGCTCCAGCTTTGCCGAGTGCTGCACGCCCTCAACGGGCGCCGCCGGGGTGGAGGGGGCAGCAACCGGCGCAACGGCTGCGGGGGTCGTGGGTTCCATCAGGCACGCTCCATCATCAGGTTGTTCATCGCGTCTTCGGTGTTCTCGTCCTCGGTGTCTTCCTCGGCGTCCTCCATCATCGGGGCCTCACCGGGCGCGCTGGCCATCATCCCCCGGAACTGCGGGTCCTTGGCGAGCGCCTTCATGGTGCCAGCGAGACGCGCGAGGCCGGCATCGTCGGTCACTTCACCCACCGGCGGAAGGTCCTCACCGACCTGCTGCGCCGCGTCGGTCGCCATCGCCAGCCCGCGCACGAAGTCAGGCGGCAGCTTGGTCTGGTCGCCCGCGAACGCCGGGTAGTCGCCGGGCTGACCCATCGCCTCCAGCAGCGCGTTGAACGCGTCGACGGCGCCGTTGAGCGCAGCCTTGGAGAACTTGCCGGTGGGCGCCCCCTTGTCGAAGGCGTCGAGCATCACGCCCTCCTTCTGCCGGCCGATGTTGCTCGCCTCTTCGGTCATCTTCATCGGGTCCATCAGTCCTCCAGAATCTCGTGTGCGGGGAAGGTCTCAGCGGCGGCGCGCGACGCGTCGCCTGTCTCTCGAAGCGTGCGCGTGAAGGTCGCCACCCGCGCATCGTGCGCCTCTTGGTCGGCGCTCACCCGGCGCACCTCGCGCTCGACCTCGCCGTCCTCAAGCTCGCGCAGCCCGCGCTCAGCCATGACCGCCTTGCGGTGGCGCTCGTCGCGCAGCTGCACCCCAAGGCCCCGGTCGTAGCGCCCATCCCACTTGGTGTCGCCCCACCGCCACGCCGTCTTGGCCGGCGCCGACACGCCCAGCGTCGAGGGAGCGCCGCACCGCCCGCACGCCAGCTCGAGGCGGCGGTCATCCATCCGGCGCAGCGCCGTGGTCTTGTGCCCAAGGGCGCAGCGGTACTCGTAGAGCGGCATCAGACCACCCCGCCCGGCGGCAGCACCGCTTCCATGCGCACGGGGCCAGGGTTCGCCCCAGCCACCACCCCAGGCTCAGGGGGCGCCGCGATGGCTGGACCGCGCGCCATGTCGGCGACGCCCTCGACAGCGGGCGCAGCAGGCGCCGCCGGGGTCATCATGTCCGCCGGCAGGTCGAAGGCCCGCACCACCATGTTGAGCAGCGCAGGGGGCGCCACGCCCAGCTTCTCGAGCAGCGGCAGCAGCGTCAGCAGCTCCTGCTTCTTCACCTCCGTCGACATCGGCGTCGTGCCAAGGTCGTGCGCGAACACTTGGAAGTCGCCGAGCAGGTCGGCCGCTTGAAGCTCGTAGAACTTGCCACCCAGGCGGATAAGGTCGCTCGTGTCCCCCATCAAAACCGCCAGCATCACGAGGTAGGTGTGCGCCGTCGCCGTGATGCAGGCATCGCGCGCCCGCGCCATGCGCCCAATCTCGGACGCGCTGTAGGCCGCCAGCGCCTGCACCTCGGTCGCCGAGGCCCGCGTCGCCTCGCCCCGCGTGAACGGCGCAAGTACGCTTCCACGGCCGAAGTCTGCGTCGACCTCCTGCAAGTACCGCTCAAGCTCGACGGGCACCGGCACATGCGGAATGGGCGCAATCGAGCCCGCCAGCGTCTGCCCGACACTCAGCTCCACCTCGATGAACTCGCCGTCGCGGCCCTGCGCAATCTTCGCCATGCTCTCCGGGTCGAGCACGCCCTTCTCCACCATCCACTGCCGCGCCGCCTTGCGCACCCCGTTTGCCTGGAAGGTGCGGATGATGTTGGTCTCAGCCACCTGGTCGTACACCCGGCGCAGCGCCGAGTAGCCAGCCAGCGGCTCGTCAGGCTCCGTGCTCATGTAGAGCGGGACCAGCGGCACCTTCACGGCGCCCGATGCCGTCTTGAAGGGGATGCCCTTGAACTTCTGCAGCTCGCCGTCCTCACCAGCCTCCAGCGGCACCCCGTCGTAGAGCCATCCGTCTTCCTTCCAGTCCGGGCTCCAAACCTTGAACTCGCCCGCCGCCAGGTCGTAGACCTCCACCACAAGGATGAAGTGCTCTTCGCTCGGTGGAAGCCCACCATCGGAGCCCATCACCCGGTCGTAGCCGGCGCCGTCGCCCCGCCCCTCGACATCCTCGGTGATGTACCGCATGAACCGGCGCTCAGTGTACTTCTTCGCCCCGTAGCGCTCCTTCGCCACCTCCACCGGCAGGTAGTAGCGGTGCGCCACAAAGCGCTGCGCCTCCCAGGTTTCGGCCGTCGTGTCAACGATGATGTCCCACGGCGCCACCGCTGCGACCGTGACCCGCTGCAAGGGGTCAGGGTGCTCCCTCGTACCCAGCTTCACGGCGCCGAAAGGGTAGATGAGCGCCAGCCGCAACGCGTTCTCGAGCACGGCGCGCACCGTGTGCAGCCAGACGTTCGCCACCTCCTGCGCCACCTCCGGGCTACCGGCGCCCCGGATGTCGGGCTGCACCACCACCGCCGGGTCCTTCACGAAGAGGCTCGCCACGTAGCTCTCGATCAACTCGTAGCCCCGACTGGTCTCGATGAGCAGCTGGTCAGTCTCCCGCTTGTCCCAGTACCGCATCAAGTACGCGTTGCGCAGCCGCCGCATCTCCGGGCGCCGCTCTTCCCAGCGCCGGTCGTGCGCGTCGTAGACCTCAGCGAAGTGCGACGCCTTCATTCAGCCACCTTCCAGGGAAGAACCTGCTTACGAATACGCTGTGCACGCAGGTTCTGCAAGTGTGAATCCATGTACCCGCCCATCCGCTCGCGGCGGAACGCACGGGCGCCGTCCTGCGTGGCTCGGTACGCCAGCGCAAGCGCCATCGCCATGTCGTCGTGCATCCCTACCGGCGCCTCGGGCGTCACCCGGCGCACCTCCAAGGCCTTCAACTCCGACAGCGTGTGCTGGTCAAGCTGCGGCACCAGCTCGCCCTCAACGGCCTCCTTCAACGCCTCGTAGGCCTCCAGCTTGCTCTTCACGCTGGTCGTCCACGGACCACCCGACGACGAGCGCCACACCCGGTTGTAGTGCAGCCGCTCCAACTCGCGCAGCACCACGTGCCCGTGGTTGTTCGCCTCGCACAACACCATCGCCTGCCCGTACCGGAACCCCACCGTCGCCACCCGCTGCGCCCACAAGTGCGGCGGCAAGCGGTTGGAGCGCTCGATGTAGACCGGCGCCATCGTCGCAAGACTCACCACCACCAGCGCCGAGTAGTCCTGACCCAAACCGCCGCTGACGTCGACGCCCATCACGTACCTGTCGTCCTCGTCAGGCTCCGCGAACTCCCGCTCGGCGCTGTCGAACCAGATGCCCTCGATGCGCTCCAGCTTCTCCGGGTCGAAGTACCCGCTCTCACGCGCCAGGAACGCATCGTCGATGTTGCCGGGGTACTCGCGCCGGAACTTCGACAGCCCCAGCGTCGTCACCTGCTGCCGGCGCCACCAAAGCTGCGCATCGTCGAGCGTGTACCGCTCAGCCAGCTCCTGCTCTTCCTCCGTCCGCTCGAAGTCCTCGGGCAACTGCTCGTCGCGGTACGCTCCGTGCTCCCACCACCAGTACGTGAACAGCGCCCACCCGTTCTCAGGGGCGCCCTGAATCAGCCGATGGAACGCGTCGCCCGGCACGTTGACCGTGCTCTCGATGCACACCGGCCCGTCACCCACCGCCGCCGTCGTCTGCGCCAGCACCTCGTCGGCGTCTGCGTAGAAAGCGAACTCAGACAGATGGGCGCCGCTGAATGAGAACGACCGCGTGCCACCAGCGCCCCGCGTCGTGAAGCTGCTCACGCCCGCCAGCGTGTCGGCAAAGGTCATGTCCTCCACCGTGTCACGCTCCAATCGGCGCCGCAGGGGCTCGGGGAGGCCCCTCAACCATCGCTGGTCCATCCGGCGCAGCTCTCGGGCGCTCCGCTCGTGGAAGGACAGCACCGCGTAGGTGGCCGGCGTCGTCGTCGAGTACGCCTTGTGGAACTGCCACGCACGCACCGCCGTCGATACGCCCACTTGGCGCGCCTTCACCACGATGACGCGGCTCCGTGTGTCCAGCAGATGCCACAACCGGCGCTGCGCAGCGTTCGGCGTGAAGGGCACGAAGGCCCCCGAGCGCTTGTCGCGCACCTGCAAGAGCTGGCAGAACCGCTCGCGGTGCCCCACGAGCTTGCGGGTCGCCGCCGCAACGGGCGCAGGGAGGCCAGCGGGTGCCCAGATGGTCTCCACGGTCACTCCTTCACCATGTTCAGCAGCTCGGCGAGCTGTGCCATCGCCTTCGGGTCGGTTTCGGAGACCGTCAGCGCCTCTCGACCGTCCGTCATCACCCACTTGGCCAGCTCAACGGCAGTGCGGTCGCCCCGCCCGTCGCGCAAGGTGGCCTCCATGACGGTCAGAGAGCGGCGGATGAGGCGCTGGACGCAGGCTTGAAGCTCGCCGGGCTCGAATGGGGCGTCGAGTACTGTTGAATCCTCGTCACTTTCACACGCGCGAGCGCCTTCCATCACTGAATCCTCAACACCAACTAAGGAGGGGGGGGTCTGCGTGGCTGTACCTCTCCTGCTCGAACCGCCCACCCTCGCCCGCCCACCCTCGCCCGCCTCCCCCTCACCCTCCACCACCGCCCGCCCGAGGAAGTGTGCCAGCGCCCGCGCCCGCGCGGCATGCGGCCCGCGAACCTGCGGCGGCAGACCGAGGGCTGCGCGAAGCTCGCGTTGGTCGCGGCGGATGCAGGTCTCGCCGACCCCGCACAAGGCCGCAAGTCGAGCAG